GAATAAGTCAAAAAGAAGAAGTTTTAAAAAATATAGAGGACAAGGTAAATGAAGGACCAAATAAACGTAAGTTCAAACAGTAAAATCTCAATGCCGATTTTCAATCTAATTGGGATTATAGCAATGGTTGGAACTGTCGTGCTTATGTATTCATCAATAACTCAAAAGATAACTAGCTTAGAAACTAGTCGTGAGCTGATGTTAAATGATTTGCTAAAAGCTTCAGATCAAAAACCTATAGATCAAGAACAGTTTTTAATACAAGAAAGTCTCGCAGGTGATCTTGAGAAAACTGTACTTAGAGTTGATGAAATGATGCACAACGGAGTGAACATACAAAGAATGATTAAAGATATTGAAAGATTAAGAGACGAGGTTGAAAAGCTTAAAGATAAGGTAAGAAAAAATGGAACTGGTCATTAGTCTTTTAATGTTTCTTGGTGAACCACCAGTTCTGAAAGAGCATTTATTAATGCCTTCAATCAGCAAATGTTTAGAGAAGAAAAGAATAGCAACTAGAAATTCAAATGCTGAATATAGATGTATGAAAGTAAATGCCGTTGTTAAAGACGGTAAAATAATAAGCATATCGAGTTTAGATTAATGGCTACATACAGAGGAAAGAAAGTCTCATTAAATAAAGTAATGAGAGGCGATGTAAAAGGTAAGAAATTCAAAGTCTTTGTTAAAAAAGGCTCAAGAGTTGTCAAAGTTAGTTTTGGCGACAAATCTATGAAGATAAAAAAGAATATTCCAGCTAGGAAAAAGTCTTTTTTAGCACGTCATAAATGCAGTACCGCTAAGGATAAAACAACTCCTAGATATTGGTCCTGCAAGCAGTGGCGATAAATTAATCAATCAAACCTTTAAATGAGACGTAAGAAGCGACAACCTATATTTGTTCGTAATTGTGATTATTGCGGAACGCAGCTCCAAACAAACGAGCCTAACTCCGACAGTTATGTGATTACTGCAGAACATAAAATATTTTGCAAAATACATTATGTAGGTGAAGAGCCAATTAAAGATTGTTTAGAGGATTATATTAGGAGCAAAAATGTACGGACAGAACAAATACAAAAAGAAGGCAAAGAACAAAGGCGGATACAAAGTATCAGCGAAAAGCAACCTGAAGAAATCAAAAAAGAAAAAGAGATAAGAATTAAGAATTTACAAAAACTTGAAGCTTATCAAAAAGAATTAAAATTAAAGCAATGGCAAAAAAGAAAAGAAAATCATCTGTAAATAAATCAGGAAATTACACTAAACCTACTATGAGAAAACGTATGTTTAATCGTATTCTTGCAGCTAATATTCAAGGTACTGCTGCAGGTAAATGGTCAGCACGTAAAGCTCAACTTCTTGCTAAGAGATATAAAAAAGCTGGAGGAGGCTATAAGTAATGGCTTTAAAAAAAAGACAAACATCCTTGAAGAAATGGAGCAAACAAAAATGGCGAACAAAATCAGGAAAAAAATCAAGTATTACTGGGGAAAGATACTTGCCTACTGCTGCCATCCGTTCGTTAAGTGCTGCGGAGTATGCGGCGACGACGAGAGCAAAAAGAAAAGATAAAAAAAAAGGCAAACAATTCTCTAAACAACCAAAACGAATAGCTGCTAAAGTTAGACGATTTAGGTTTGTTTAATCCTTCCAACAATTCCTACCTATCAAATAAACCTTAATTTAGAATCATTTTTAGTGGTGCAATTAAGTCTTTTATTTTCCTATATAATGTTTATATTAATACTGTAATCCAATGGCTAGGATTGCAGAGTAAGTGACAATGGCTGCACCAGTTTAGCACCATAGTTCTTTGGGGGGTGTAGCTCAGTTGGTTAGAGCGATCGCCTGTCACATCATAAACCAACTCTGCTCTTATATTACCTAGCTTTTAGAAGATTACGGAAACGGAGCATAATAGTAATGTCAGGATTTTCCCATAAAATCACAATGAGTTTTTATGGTTGTAAGATCTTGCACCAGTCTGCACCAGTCATTTCACCTAAGTTATTGAAAATGTTATCTTCTTATAACTCATCGGTGAAACATTTCTTAGAGCGATTGATTGGACTTGCGGAATAAGGTCAGGACATTATTAAATAGTTATGAACACTTCAAATCTAACTATAACAAGAAAACGTGGTGGCTGGATCGTAAGAGAAAAGGCTACTAGAAAACAAGTCAATCAAGGTATCTTAAGATTAAGAAAAGATGCTTTGGAATTTATCGACAATCTAATGAATAAAGAAAGTCAGATAAAGCCTTCTAACCTTTTGTTCAAAAGTGAATTTAAAAAATTTGCTGATGAGCGTTGGGATATTGCAGGTGATCCTACACTTCAACTAACTTTTGGTGGAGCGCAAGGATACAGATCTGATTGGAATAAAAGGATCGAACCTTTATTTGATGACTGTCTTTTATCTGATTTTAAATATGATCAGATGAGCAGCTTTATTATTAAATGTCATAGAGCTGGTTCTAATTTTAAAACACTTCAGAGAATGGTTAGAAATATAAAAGCCTTCTTGAATGTTATGAAAGAGAGAGGCAGCAATCCTTGTTTAGATATGTTGAAATATGACATCACGAAACAGTGGGAAGTTGTTCCAACAGATCACGAAGATAGATACGAAAAACAAACAACTATCATAGATGAGAAGCAGCTAGGTGATATGATCTTGGATCTGCAAAAATCAAAAGATAAGGATTTCAAATCAGCATATAAATTTGCTTTGATTAGTACCTTATTTTTATTTGGTTTAAGAAGAGGTGAGATCAAAGGTAGAAAAATCAAAGATGTAGATTTTGATAATTCTATTATTTCAATCAACTCAGTCTATATTCAAAAAGAAGGTGGCTTACTTAAAAGAACTAAGAACAAAGGAAGCTTCAGAAATATTGATGTAGATGAGAACGGATTATTATTTTTTAATTGGTGGATCAATACTGTTAAGAAATATAAATCTAACAGTGATTGGCTATATCCTTCTTTCAGAGGTGAAGCTCCAATATCTGATAGTGGTTTTTCAAACTTAATGTGGCAAACTTTATCTGATTATGGATTTGCAAAAATTCATTTTCATAAAGGTCACGTTGTTGTAGATGAAAGTCCATTTAAGAATGCAGTATCTAAAATGTTTAGACATAGATTAGGAACTACTTTGATCGATGCAATGGATTACGAAAAGTTATCTCGTAATTACATAAAGAAAACTTTAGGTCATACTAGATTTTCTACAAGTCAAGACAGATACGGCAATCATAATACTGTCGTTGCCAAATCTACAACTGCAACTAAAGGCAAGTTGCTAAATTCCAAATTAATATCTTAAAAGAAAAGTCTCTCAGGTTCGTTTTAATGGCGGACCTGACGAGGCTCGAACTCGCAACCTTCCGCGTGACAGGCGGATGCTCTAACCAAGTTGAGCTACAGGTCCAATAGTTCTGATGATGTATGAAAAGAAAAATCTACTGTCACCAGATTTCAAAATTTTTTTATTTTAATTTATAAGTATTGTAAAGCTTTTGCTTTTGGCTCTGTTCCTATCTAACAAAGCCTCAGCGTTGCCTAACGTATGTAAGCAATGAAAATTGCCTGATCCTAGCTCTCACATACATTTAAGGTCTTTTAGAAAGATAGCGCTAGGTAGGCGTTCTCTAACCTCTGAATTTTTTCCAACCTGATATAAGAGTTCGTAAGTTTGCGTTCTCTTCCAAAACTCTTTCCAAGCTATCGTGATATATCTCATTCTCTTTATAAAGAAGATCACGCTCCTCAATAATAATTTTTAATTCGTCTTGCTGCGTAGCAGTATGATGAACAAGCGCTGCTTTAGAAATATCTTTAGCTGCTTCTTCTAACTTCTCTGCATTTGCAGGTGACAATGGATCTTTAATTAGTGTCATCTTTTATAACCTCCAGTTCTTCATCACTCATTAAATCGTATTGGTCTATTGGATCATCAAACAAAGCTATTTCTTTTTTAGTTTCTTTAATGATTTCTTTTGTATGGTCCTTAGCCTGCTCCAACACCGTAGTTAAATTTGGATAGTTGGAAGGATAGACACCATAAATATATAAGTCATTGATAGCAGCTGCCACTCTTTGCAAGCCTTGTAGTCTCTTACGCATCCTAGCAAGCCTATTATCATAAGGTAGATTGTGAGGTATGTTATTCATCTTTTACCTTCTTCCAGTTAATGTGATCAGTTTTAATTTCAATAACTTGAACATCTGTATCACTTGGTTGAGCATCACCTGCAGCAGCTTCTTCACTTTCATAAGTTTCAGTGATAATTGCTGATACCTCTGCAGTAGTAATTTTTTGTATCTTTGCCATTTAAACATTTGCATTTTTTTGAAGTTCTTTAAAATCGATATAAGCAAGCTCACGTTCTACATCTGCTTGAAGCTCGTCTATATCCAACAGTTCACTAGGCATAGCAGCTGCAATCTCTTTTATTCTAGTGCTATGGTAGCCGTGCATTCTCTGTATGTAAGTCTTATCAAAGAAATACTTAACCTTTACACCAAGGATATTAGAAGCTTGATATATCCTGTATGCTGATAACTGGTTTTGACCAAGCTCATATTTTCCAACCTGCTGGTATCTTACATTCATCTTATCTGCCAATTGCATCAAAGACATTTTTTTTAGTCGTCTCATAAACCTTAAGTTATTTCCTATGATCACATTCATAGTACAATGAGCTTCAGTTCTATCTGTTTTATTGTGCATTAAACCTCCTCAAGTTTGCTTTAATTTTTTCGACATCTACTGTTCTTGAATTTTTTATAGTTGTCTCAAGACAAGCTTTAGGTATTTCGTGATAGAAGTTATCAAACCTCCTAAAGTATTTTGCCTTACCTATAACTTTCTTTACATAAAAGTTTGAACCTAATGCTGCTACAGGTCCTGTAGTTGTGTCCTCAAACTGATTTCTAATCATTGAACACATATGTTTTCGTTTATTTGTATCCATTAAAATAAGTCCTCCTCGGCTTCTTTTTTAAGTATGTATGTTGCTAAAATTGATAACGCTCTAACTGCAGTGTTATCGTGTGGAAACTTTATCGTTTCGCCAAAATTTGAAAGCAGCTGCAGCTCTTGGTCATCAAAGACTAGAGCATCCCAGTATGGTTGCTGCATCTTTACATCAATAGATCCAACGATCATACGAATACGATCCTCAGCATCTATCTTTGCTTTATTCTCTACACCTTGTTTAAAAGGTATAATGTTATTTTGATTTCTGTTTTTCCAATTCATCTAAATAAATTTTATAAAAATGTTCTGCACGGTCTGAGTTGTAGCCGCAAAATTCCATATCCAGTTTGAACTCATATAGAGACATCCGTCTTGGGAAAGTAGCTATCGACCAGTTCCGAGACATCTTCTCGGTGAATTTCATCCGCTTGAACCAAGTAGTTGATTGCATCTATATAACTGTCGTATTTGTATTCGTTATTTGCTCTGACGATTTTTGCTGCTGCGTACATCAAAGCAACTTGATGAGGTCTAATTTTTTTTCCAATAAGTACAGACCATATATCTGCAATCGCTTGCATCTTCTTATTAAATGGTCCGTACTCATCAGACTTAAGCTTTCGAATAGCTTCGAGTTCTTTACTTAGCTTTTTTATTTGCATCCGTATAATCCTCAAAACCTTTTTCGATAAAAAACTCAACCGTCTTTGCCATTGATATTGGCAACTCAAATTTATTCTTGGATAACTCTTCAAGCTTTTTGTAAGTCTTGATGTTGATCGCAACAGATTTGAATTTATCGACGTTCATTATGCCTCCAGTTCAGCTGGATTAAATGAACTATCACCTGCAGCTGCTTGGTCCTGCACCGCATCCATTGCTTCTACTCTATGAAAATAAAAGTAGTCAGCACCTGCTGCTAGCTTACCATTGCCTTTTGCCTGTGACTTGTACGCGCCAAATCGATATGACTTGCCGTCGATTATTATATTACCTTTAAGGTCATAGCTCTCAGGCTTTGCCTTATTGGTCACTGGTATAGCGATACCTAATTGGACACGCTCTTTTTTTTGATCACTCATTATTGTAATACTCCTTTAGATTTGAGTTGATTTTTAATTGAAGTGAACTTCTCGAGAAACGCACCATAACTTACAGGATTTTTTGCTTTTAAATCTGCAAGAAATGTTTTGTTATCTGAGATCCACTTTTGGAAATTTCCAGCGTGACTTACACCTTCAAGGCTTTTAAGTGCAGACTGGAGTTTTTGGTCTTGCTGCTCTATTGCAGCTGCAACTTCTTCAGCGCTAGCGATAGCATCATTTGTAATACCGCAGAACGCTAAGGCTCTTCCAACTGCAGATGTTTCGCAGTTCTCAAGAGCGCTTGTTTGATTGATCCTAGATGCTGATCGTTTTTCCTCAGCTAAACCTGTTGCAATAACATTACCTGCTACTGTGACAGTTGCTTTACAAACAACAGTATCTTTATCAATCGAAACAATTTCCGTTTCAATTCTTAACTTCGCACCTAGATTACGTCTAGCGACTGCGAGCCTTAATGCTACTGTTGCATAGTCTTTGCCGTGTATGCTTATGGTTTGACCATTAAGACTTTTTTTAAAGTCATTAATAGTTGAGATCAGATCATCAGGAATTATATTATTAGCCATATAACACCTCCGATTACTAATACGATTAAGATATATTTGATGACGCTCTTAATCTT